AGTAGCAGCAGCAGAGGCAGACGTTAAGAGGGCGGACAAACGTGTAGAAAATGCACAAAGGGTCCTAGACGTGGAGCGAGAGGCGCGCGCAAATGGTTATGCTTCAAATGTAGCTTATGCACAAAAAGAGCTTGATTTGGCAAAAAGAAACCAAGAAAAAGCCATCAAGGAACAACAGAAAGCCCAGAAACAACAAGCGGCTATACAAGCCTTACAACAGATTGGAAACCTTATCACGGCTACAACTACCATTTGGTCGCAACTGGGCTTTCCATGGGCAATACCAGCAATTGCCGTAATGTGGGGTTCATTTGCATTGGCAAAGATAAAGGCTTCGCAGGCGACTAAGCAAAGCGAAACGTATGGCGAAGGTACGGTTGAATTGCTGGACGGAGGTTCGCACCAGAGTGGCAATGATGTCGATTTGGGTACGAAAAAAGACGGCACGAAGCGCAGGGCCGAGGGTGGCGAGTTCTTTGCAGTGATAAACAAGCGCAATTCGAAGCGTTATCGCCATGTTATCCCAGACGTAATAAAAGCCTTGAACAATGGAACTTTCGAGGATAAATATTCTAACGCATTCGCAGGCAATGGAGTTGGCGTAACGGTTACGGAGGCTAGCCCAGACTTAGACGAGCTTAACGACAATGTGCGAAGTATTCGCGAACAAAGCGAACGCAAGACATACCACGATGCGCAGGGCAATACGATAGTTCAATATAAAAACCTAACAAGAAAAATCAAAACAACATGACAAATCCAATTTATAGATTTTATCTACGTTTGGGAAATGCGGGGGTTGAGACCCTCGCAAATCCCATTTATAAGGACGATTTAAGCATAGACTACGAGCAAGAGGCAGGCCAGAAGTTTTTTAGAAAAAAACTAAATGGCAAACTCACCTTTTTGCGCAAAGACTATGATAAGATAATGCGTGCGCCATTCGATACAATTTATCAAATCATTATCAAGAAGTCAGATGACAGGGGCCACACTTGGGCAAACTATTGGCATGGCAAGTTCATGCGTACAGATTGTACAATAGATGTAGTAGATGAGAGCGTGACCGTACAGCCTAGCGTAGTAGACGAGTACGCAGAAGTTTTGTCGGGCTTAGATAAAGAATACAACCTTATCGAGCTAGCACCAGCCGTTGAAAATATCTTGTTTGTTAAAAGGCCTATAATCCAAGTTTATAAGGCAGGTGATAAGGTTGTTTCATGCTTTCTTTCTGGCATGAATTGGGAGCAAGACGTGAAAGAGCCGATAACAGATATAGGCGCACTTGAAAATCAACACCATTTCACAAAGTCGTGGATAAAGCTTGTTGTGGAGATAAAAGAGGGAAACCAACAAGAATATTTCGGAACATACGTCAATCAGACATCGAAGACAACAAGCGAAACGACCATCTACACATGTACTCGTGAAGACAATCCAGCGTATAAGTTGGAGATAGAGAACACACGTACAGGTAATAATAGCTATCGTGGCCAGATTCGGATTTATAAAGATGGCGTTGTAAAATTTCGAACCGAGAAATTTTCAAACCTTGAAAATAACGGAACTCACACCGTTAACGGCGTTTCGTCAGAATATCATCCTAGTACATATTATCTGAAAGTGTCTATATCTTCAACAAGCATTTTTTCAAGATTGTTGCTTGATAAATCGGACATTGTGGGCAAAAACGCATATAGAATAGATGGTAACGACCTCGTGGAAGATAATCGTAATTATCATTACGCCATCGGCTATAAGATGGGCAATATTGTTGTAAGCAACAGAAGCAGCACGAAGCCGACAGAGTACGGCAGACGTGACGATGGCACATATTTCGCGCCACCTCTAATGTTAGGCGTTGAGAAGTTTTACCCAGTCGCGCAAAGCACATGGGTAAATACGTCTTTCTGGTTCATGTTCAACCCATTAGATGAAGTAGTGGAGGAGGATGGGCGCGCGTCATTTGTCCTTAAAGATGCCTACGAACTAGGAAGCTGTATCAATGTATTGTTAAAAAAGATAAGCAATATAACGTTCGATAGTAGCGAGGAGTGTTCGAAATTCCTGTATTCGAAAAAGAACCCTATAACAAGCATTGACCAAAGGTTGTATTTCACGCAAAAAAGCAATCTTCTTACAAGCGAATATCAAGAGCCAGCCCAAAAGGCCATGTGTACATTACAGACAATTCTCAACATGCTACGTGACACATGTAGGTGTTATTGGTATATCGAGGATGGCAAGATGCATATAGAGCATATCAGTTTCTTTAACAATGGTGGCACTTACAATGGACAGCCCGTTATAGGCTATGACCTTACTAAAATGCTGAACTCTCGCAGCGAAAAGCCTTGGAGTTTTGGACGTGGTGAATTTACCTTTGATAAGGTAGAGATGGCAGAGCGTTATCAATTCAAGTGGATGGATGATTGTACGCTTCCATTCAATGGTTATCCAATTGAGATAAAGAGCAATTATGTTCAAAAGGGGAAAGTAGAAGAAATCAATGTGGGCAATTTTACTAGTGATGTCGACTTGATTTTGCTAAATTCAAAGAATATTAGCAAAGATGGCTTTGTTATCATGTCTGCAATTCCTGCTTCTGCTGCTTTCTTGGAAAAAGGCAATCCATTTTTCAACTTTCATACAGGAAGCGGACAATTGGATAAGCGTTGGAATTTCAAAAAGAATATCGGTGGCCATAGGGTTAAGTTCGGCATATATGCACGAGCGCACACCGAAAATGGCGTTAAGCAAGAAGCGAGAGACGTTTTGTTTAGAATATATTATGATAATGATTGGTGGACTTCCGACCCCGTGCCCGTATCTGACGAATACCAAGAAGTTTACATCAATGTGCCAAAAGGTGCGTTTGCCTTTTCATTCTACATAAATGGTTGGGCAGATATATCCGTGGTGCGTGCAGAAGTTACAGACGGATTGCGCGAATTGCCATTTTACACGGCAAGACTTGATGAAGTAACATATAGCTTACAAAACGGCTATATGTCGTTTGCCTATTTGCAGCCGAATTTTTACACGTCAGACTTGCCAGCAAGCAATGTTGAGATAAACAAAGCGCAGTATTTCGGGGCGAAAGTCGACAGAAAAAAGAAGCAAACAATCTCTTTCCCAGCAGGGCCAAACGACCCTAATCCGCGTAAATTGGTGAAAACCTTGCTTGGTTTGGGTCAGATTGAAAAAATATCAGTAAATTTGTGTAGTCGTTTTGTTAAAACAACTTTGAAATATGATACAGAACAATAACTTATCGCCATTAGCATTTTATCGTACGGATGAATATCAGAACCATCGCAAAAGTTATGCGTATGGCAATATCTACGACTTATATAGCCCACATGGAATGCTTCTGCCATTTCAAATAATACGTAAACATAGCGTGTTGGAAATAGAAAGTGTAGAGTTGTATTCGCGTGACGATGTGATGGTGGCAGACATTACAAGTGCGATAATTGATGCGGGGCTTACGATTAAGGAATATCCGCGCGATGGTTACGATGTAATTGTTTATCCGGCACATATTCCGTTAAGTGTCAATCTTGGCATAGGTAAATATTACATCAAGCTTTCAGACGAAGAACAAACGTGGTATAGCGAAATGTTCACCAACGTTAGCACGATGGATGGCTACGTGCGTGTTGAATGGTGGGATAACGAAGATTTCTTGTGTGAGGCTGGCCGAATTGTATATGAGGGCGTGAAATATCGAAATATTGTCTATCTTCCTACACAAGTGGGTAAGCCCGAATATAAGTTTACCGAGGAGGGCGAGGCGCGCGATGGCTTCTTTTTCCCCGAAAAACAAATATCGGAAAAAGTCTATAAGTTCAATTTTGTTGCGCCCGAATTTCTGTGCGATGCGATGCGATTTATCAGAATGGCAGACAATATTCTTATAACTGACGAGCTGGGGCGCGGTTATAACTGCGATACGTTCTTAATGTCGGTAAAATGGCAGACACAAGGCGATATTGCCAGCGTTGAAGTTGAGTTTGAAACGGCCACGGTTGCCAAGAAGATAGGTAAAGCCTATATTCCAAGGCGAGGGGGCGATTTTAGTATAGATTTCAACAGCGATTATAACACAGGCAATAATGATAGTGGCGTGAGTGAAATTGACGTTATCATAAGCGTGTACGGCTTAGATGGAATGGTGGAAGTATCAGCCGACACGACACTAATGTATGATATTGAAGTAAGTGCGCTCGCCGTCATTGGCACAGGCCACGACCAAGAAGTATCGGTTATAATTCCAGCAGGTCAGAGCACGGCCAAGCAGCGTGTTGGCGAACATGGCGATTTTGCGCAATACGTTAATATCGAAGTTAAAAAACTCAATCCGAATGACAAGACGAATTATATAATTAAACAAAAATAAGGTATGGCAAATTATAAAGCGTTGAAAGATGCCGTTAAGCAGGTTATAAAGACTAACGGCAAACAAGAGATAACGGGAGATATTTTACAAAATATCTTAATCAAATTTATTGATACGTTCGGTGATGATTTCCAAGTTAAGGGAATGATTTTGCCAAGCGAAACGCCCGACACATCTGGCAAGTGCATGTACTTTGCAAATTCTGTCGGAACTTATCCGCAATGTGGTGGCTTGGCAGTAGCAAAAGGAGAGTTCGCAGCATTCTTGTATGATGGCCAGAATTGGACAAAAGAAAATGTGATGGATACTTCTAAATTCATCACATCTGAACTAGCATCGGAATATCTGATAACGAAAGAGCCAACGGACATCGGCTTTACATTGGACGAGGCTATTTCACTCGTTCCAGAAGAGTTCCATAAAGGGGGCCTTACAATTAAGTTCAAGAATACTGATGGCGAATTTTCTATTTTTTACAACAAGTTCGATGCGTGGACAACCAACACAGACTATTGGGTAAACTTGCAATCGAGCAAGACACCAACAATGACACTGAACGAGTTGAATAGTTTCCCAGCATCTGTGCAAGAAGCCATCGCGTTTGCAAAAGAAAACAAAGACAAGACGCACATAGCTATATTAGACAATAGGGGCTTTGTTGTCGGCTTGTTGCGTTTATTCGTAAGCATGGGCTCTTACGTGTTAACGGAAGTGTTAGAAACTCACTTGGCAGTTAGAGAAAACAACGTGCAGTCTTCTAGTGGCGTGAATACGCCACCACGCAGATATTGGCGTAGTTATGGATTGCGCGATAACGGCGATTTGGTAACCGCTGGCAAGTGGTCGCCTTGGCGTGAATTGGTAGATAAGCCATCT